TTGGTCCCGACATAGGTTGAACACCACAAACATCGTATGCTACGAGTTGAGGCATTGCACGCCGAACCATCGAAATCAAAATGGGGTCAGCAAAGTCAATTTTTGATTGTGTTCCATCAGATCCACCAGCATCACCACCAGTGTGGACAGCACCTGTGAAAGTTGTGGATGTCGATGGGACAGCCTCCGACAGTAATCCGCTACCTAGTTGATCTTGGGAATATTGTTTTTCAACATTCTCAAGCATCATAGCAGTAACTGCTCTTCGATGTGGATCGGTAATTTCAGGAAGATCGGGATGATCTAGGACCGGTCCCCATTTCTTAGTAAATTGTTCCGAGAGTTGCATTTTTTAACTCCTTAATTTGTTTAAAAAAACTTATGTTATTATTTACGAGCAATAGCTTTACTATATGCTTCCATTATGTTTGACACTTTAACAGGAGTTTCCTCCGAATCATTTGCCATCACATCTTCTTGTTCAACATTTCCATCTTGCTTTTGTTGATTTGGGAAATAACTTTCCCTAATCGTTTTGACTTTACTTTCAAAATCATCAGCATCTTCTTCATAGGAAACGCCTTCAACGAGTTCTTTCATTTTTTCTGATTGTGTATCTGCGAGATCATCACAGACTTCTTCCAGAATTTTATTTTTTCGGTATTCGTTCAATTCTTCTTTGACTTTAATATTTTCTGATAATTGAGAATTGAATTTCCCTTCAAGTTCCTCTACCTTATCGAATAAACTTTCGACAATATCAATCTTTTCATCGGGTACTTCGATATAATGTTCAGTAAAGAGGTTCTTGAGTCCTGTAATGAATTCCTCTGTAATTTCGCTCTTCAGGGAACTTTCGAGTGCAAGTTCATTATCTTTCATCCATTCTTCGATGACATAATTGAGATAACCATCAACTTTGTCAGTCAACTCTTCACGGAAAACGACAATTTCTTCTTGCAAATTATTTTGATATTCGGTTTCCAGCTCGTCAATCTTTGTGCTTGCTACTTCCATCACTTTTTGATGTACTGCTGCTTCAAAGATTGTTGCGGCTTTTTGCTTGAATTCTCCGGACAGTTCTTCTCCCTGTACTAGAGCATCAATGTCTTCTTTGACATTAATTTCTGGAATCTGAACTTTGATTTTCTTCTTTTTCTTACCAATTGCAACCGAGTCGCCATCTGGTCTTGCAGTTGCTAGATCTTCTCCACCAAGGTCGTCCACAGATGTTTCTGCGATACCCATTAGGTCGCCGAATCTTGCGGAAACTTCCTCTTTTTTCAGTCCGTTGACTTTATCAAAGAGTGCTTTAATCATAGCAGTTTTGGTAGGAGGTACTTTATGTTCCTTTTTTACCTGCTCATCTTCTTCTTCCTCGTCATCATCATCATCGTCATCATCACTTTTACCTTTTTTCTTATCAATTGCTTTTTGCAGTGCAGGAGGCAATTTACCTTCTTCCACTTCTTCTTGCTCTGGAGCTTCAACAAGTTCTTCTTGTTCAGTTTCTTCCAGAACTTCTTCGTTAATATTTTCCATAGACATTGAAACTCCTAATTAGTTTATTATAGTATTTTTGATACTGTTAATATTTATAATATCACAATTTTGACATTAGATTTTTAAACTCATTTATTTTTACTTCCTCAAGTCTCTTGGAAGGAGCTTTACGAATATTATTCCGTGCTCTTTCAATATCTCGTTCTTGTAAAGAGCCGTTATCCCATATCCATTCTTTACCTTCCATAATACCTTCAACGAAAGCATTAGGCGCTGATGGGTCGGCGACAATATCTGCTGCAGTTGCAAGATAGAAATCATCTTGCACAATCTGTGAATTTTTCTTATCTGGTTTTAGAGTTCCCATGCCTCTGGAAGAAACACCTAACCTTGCGCCTTCGTCAATTAAACATTTGACAATTTGTCCATTTGGAGTGCCCAATATTTTTGCACGGCCGACGAAATTCTTACCTTCTTTTCTCAAATCTGTAATCATATGTGAAGCGCGATCAAGATTTACTGTCGGGCCATCTGGATGACCTAATTCACCGAATGCACGTTTGGGTTCCACATACTCTTTGATATATCGGTTGACTTCTTTTTCAAGAATAGGCAAAGGATAAATCCGTCCATTCTTGTTTTTCTGTTCCGATTGCATGAAGATGCCTTCGATGAAGTATTGCTTTGCTTTTCCAGCGCCTTCATCTATCAGTTCATACTCTATTGTTTCTTGTAATTCGCAAATAAGTTTCATTTTTTTATCCTATTTAACGTTTTCAAATGCAAAATCTAGAACTTTTAGAAATGATTTAGTGTCTTTATTCATATTAACTTGCATTTTTTTTCTATTAGAACTATTTAGGGAATCATAAGTTTTGAGTAATATTCTTGCGGCTTCGGGATCAATAGGAACAGTGGTGCCACTTTGGAATTTAATATCAGATTCTTTCTTCTTTTTTATAACAGTTCTCAACTGATCTACTACGTCTTCGTTCAGATAATCATTTGACTTTTTGACTACTTCAACTAATTTATCTTCCAAAGGAGAACCAATGTGTTCCCTGAACTGTGTTAGTGTTTTCATTATGTACCAGAAGAAACAATTTTGGAATACTTTCCATTTGTTACATTTGCTTTTAAGAATTGATCCGAATTTTTATGAATAACGGTCAATGATGCCGCAGGCAAAGTAACAGAACCCACAGTAGTTCCGTTTGTCCCAGCTTCCGTTCCATCCGAATCTATAACAGTTATGATCGTAATAGCCGAAGCATAAACCGCAACAGCTGTTGCCTTACCCAATCCTAAATTTGTAGCAGTGGTAGCAACCTGTGCCGCTAATAATTTCATTGTTCCTCCGTTGTCTCGACTTCTGGTTCTATTTTATCTGCAAACATCGCAGCAGAAATTTCCTGTTTTTTCGTTGCAAGCGAATCAACTACTTTAGCAGACATTATTTGATTAAATGTATCTGCAACCTTCGCTGGTTTGTTTTGCATTGAATAATCAATAATACTCACAGTATTAAGTTCCCCTTGTTCTTCTTGTTCCGCCATTAGAATCTCCAATAATTATCTATTAATATTTATAAAACAAATACATCCAACTCATCCAAACTTTCTTTTCCGTTGCGGCAATAATTCATATAATTGCGGATTGGTATTAGTTTCGATTTGTTGTTCTGCATCTTCACTATTCAATTTATTATATTCCTCACCTTGTTCTTCTTTGCCCTCTGCCTCTCCATCATCTTCCCCACCCTCATCTTTTAATTCTTTTGCAATTTGAGTATCCTGGGCTTCGATTTCCTCTTCTGTTTGATGGAGAATATTCAATCTAAACCATTCTTTGGAATAATATTTTCCAATAAAATCCTCTGAATCCCTTGCAACTGTTAATCGTTGAGTCATAATCTCTTGCATTTTCAGTTCAGCATAATAATGATCGGAATTATAATGATAATGGATCTTATCATTAATGCTTTCCCATTCATTTGCAGTCATAATATGCTTGAGTATCAATTGCCGTTCCATAATATCATTGAACAGAAGTGAGAATCTGGTCTGTAATTTTTTGACAAACTTACTGAATAAAAGTTCATCTCTTGTAATTTCACTTTCTCGTCCCAAAGAGAACCCAGTTTCAGCTTCTAATCGTGAAATAGGGACGTGCATTGCTTTATAAAGTTTCTTCTGGAAAAATTCTACATCATCCAATTGACCAAGGTTTTCTCCACCAGGCAGAGTAGTAATTTCTGTGCCTCTTCCGCCTTCTCTTCGTGGCAGCCAATAATCTTCCAACATTGATTGGTGTCTTCGGTCATCACGAACTTCACCAGTATCAGAATCATAAATCAAACGATTCTTATATCGTGTCATAATATCACGAATGTATTGTTCTGCTTTGATTTTTGGCAAATTACCAACATCAATGTAGAATATTCGTCTTTCTGGTGCTCTTGAAATTCGATAGATTACAACTGCATCCTCAACCATACGAAGTTGATTGAGCGGTTTTAGTGCCTTTTGTAAATAAGACGTAACCCCTGTTTTCCTTGCATTCAATAAACCAGACGTTGTATAAACAATGCTATCACCAGAAATTAAAATACCCTGTGTTGAACGACTATCCATCCCCCCTTCATTATAATTGAACATATCTTCAACTTTGATTTTCGCTGTCTTGAAATCAGGAGCTGGGTCTTTTTTAACGTGTTTGATTTTTTTGATTTTTGTGGAATCCAAACTTCGGAGTTCCAGAATACCACGTTTGGGATCATTTTCATCAATCATTGCATGATAATATAATCTTCCCTCTACATACCATCTACGAAAAATATCTGGGCCATAGTTATTAAAATTCAAAAGATGCAAAGTATGGGCAAATTCATTTCTAATTTTCTTTTTGATTCCGTCCGAAAGGTCTGTATTATCAAGAATTATATCTACTGGTTGTTTGTTCTCTTCGATTACAATTGCTTCATTAACAATATTATCAATTGCAACATCACAATCAGCAGTCATTGCCATTTCGCGATATTTGAAAATTAAGTCTACTTCATTTTTATATTGTCCATCGAAATCAACATAGGAACCATATGCCCCAGCTCCTGATACCATAACCGAACCATCTTCATTTTCTGGTAATGAAAATGCTGGAACATTAGCCTGCGGAACTTCCCGGCTATTTCTTTCTATTTTGAAACCAAATAATTCAAATGCCATAATGTGTGTCCTAATTAATAATTATGTTTATCACTTGGAAATAAATGATGAACTGGTGATTTTTCTGCTCCTTTTCCCCCTTTTGTGCCCGGCATCCATCTATCATATGTCCAAGTAACTGTATATTCTTCTATGTCCTGCGATGCCCAATCCAAAGGTATTGCAGATATTGCAGTGGGAAACGCACCTAAAAAATGATAATGATGTTTATGTACCCCATCTTTACCAAATTGGGTTACCATAATATCCTTTTTCCAATCAGCATTTTCGCTTTCTAGATGATTCACTAATCCAATCCCTGTACTTCTAGTATTTAGTTGGTGGTCTGAGATCAAATTCATCCAATTCTCTATAGCAATCCTAATTCCAAAGTCTTCATCATTTATAATAGTAGTATCCCAAGTATCAAAAGTTCTATCACCTGCTACTTTGAAAGCTTTGCCATGAAAATATACGTCATGAGTCCCAATTGTACTGGCAGGAATAGACGTACTTTTAATTAAAAATTCAGAGTTGGAAGGCGGGGCTGGGTTTGTAAGCGCAGTTGGGTAATTAAGATGAACTGAAAACAGGGAAGGTCTTGCCCCTCCCTGCTTTAGATTTGATTTGAATTCTGAAACTGTAAAAGCCATTCATTTATATCTTACACTGATGCTGCCGGTATGTCTACTACGTCTGTAACCGAAGTAGCTTCGCCATGACTCCAGTAATCATATGCCCAAGTAACAGTATATTCT